GCTCCAAATATGGACAAAATCCAAAAGTATATGCATACTTGAATTGTACAGCAGCAGCAGACGCCCATAAAGAGAGGGTCAAAATGCTTAATAAAGTGGACAAATATAATCAAACCATTAGAACTATTGTTCAAGAAGCAAATAGTGTTCAATTAGAAGATTTTGAAGAAAATGATGAAATTTATGACTTTTTAACTCTTGAAGGTTTTATCCCACAAATTCTTAATAAAGAATTTGATATAATTCCAGTGGACAAAATTTGAAGTGTCCATGACTCCTTGACAGGGGTCTTTTTTTATGTAATGATGTATTCATACAAATCAAACATTGATGATCACTCTTCGTCCTCATCAGCAGTCAGCAGTTAATACTCTCAGAACACATTCTCTTGGTCAGGTTATCATCCCCACTGGTGGTGGTAAGACATTGATTCAAATCAAAGATGCAATGTATCGTTTTGAGGTGAAACAATCTAGGACCATTGTTGTTGTAGCACCTAGATTGTTGCTTGCTAATCAACTCTGTGCTGACTTTTTGGAGCACATTGATAATGCAAATGCGATTCACGTTCACAGTGGTGACACCAAACATTTCAGCACCACTAAACCTGAACGCATCAAACTTGCCAATGAAATGTGCAAACTTGGCGGTGTTCATAGTTTGATCTTCACCACATATCATTCGCTGCATCGCATTGTAGAGTCTGGTATTGACATTGATACTGTGTACTTTGATGAGGCACATAACAGTGTTCAGCGTCACTTCTATGGTCCCACTGAGGCACTCTCTAAGAAAGCAGATCGTGCTTTCTTCTTCACTGCAACCAGGAAAACATCTGTCACTAATGCTAAACCAGGCATGAACTGGGTTGAGACTTATGGTGAGGTGATTGCCAGGGTTTCTGCACCTGAACTGGTGGAGGGTGGTTACATCCTGCCACCTAAAGTGAAGATCATTGATATGGACAAACATCCTGTAAAAGCATGTACTCCTCTCATTGATTGTCAGAATGTGTTGACCTCTATTGATGACATGGGTCTAAAAAAGATCCTTGTTTGTGTTAAGACTGCAAAGCAGTTGACTACACTTTTCCAGACAGATTTCGCATATCAACTCTCTGAGAGGGGATATTCTTATCTCTATATTACTGCCAAGACTGGTGCAGTTATTGATGGAAAGAAAGTCAATAGGGAAAAATTCTTTGACACACTGAACAAGTGGGGCAAAGATCCTGACAAAAAGTTTGTTGTTCTGCATAGGTCAATTCTGTCTGAGGGTATCAATGTAAGTGAGTTGGAAGGTGTTGTTTTCATGAGAAACATGGATGCCATTGAGATGACTCAAACCATTGGACGTGTGATTCGCATTGGACAGAAATCTAAGACTTATGGTATGCTTTGTGTGCCTGTTTATTCTAATGTTGGTGTATCAACTCAACGCAGTTTGCAGAATGTTGTTGATACTGTCTTTGAAAAGGGTGAAATGCTTGATAGTGTGGTCAGACGATGAATTATACCAAAGCACAACTTATTGATGCACTTGTGGCAGAGTGGATATATCTCTGCCATGATGATCCTGATCCTGATGATCAAACTCCTGAAGAATATCGTGAGGACTTGATAGAAATGACTTTAGAAGAGTTAGTAGAAGAAACTAGCACTGGTGAAGGTTATACTTTAGATGAGTGGATGGAGAACTGGGGCGATGTACCAGTTGATTAAGTGTCCACTACCCCTTGACATGTGGCACCTGATGCCCTATATTTTAAGGGTAGTCAATCAGCACTGTATGAACATCACTGAGCGTCCCCAGATCATCATGGAACGTGAAGACTATTCTGCCACATTTGATCTCTTGTTTGAAGATTTCAAGGCACGTTGTAAGATTCATCAATATGAGATGAATTTTTTGATTAAAGACATTTCTCTTGTCTTAAATGCTATCACTGATAAAGCATTTTATGCTGTGACAGATCGCTAAGTGGCACTAGGGGGGTTGACTCTCCCCTTTTTTTATGCAATACTGTAATCATGAAAAACACTCATCTGGAACATCCTGAAGATCTCATTCTCACTGGGGATCTTGACGCTATCAGGGCAATGTATGCCACTGATTCTCACATTAGCATGAAAATTGATGGTGCTCCTGCTATTGTGTGGGGCACTAATCCAAACAATGGTAAGTTTTTTGTTTGCACCAAAAGTGCATTTAACAAAAAGAAAATCAAACTATGCTACAGCATTGATGACATCTTTGAGCACTTTGGTCATCAAATGAATGTGTTTGAGATTCTTACATATTGTTTCAAATATCTCCCTAGAACTGATAAAGTTTATCAGGGTGATTGGATGGGGTTTGGACGTCAACAGTCTGTTAAACCTAACACCTTGACATATGTGTTCAAGGAGAAAGTGATGCAGAAAATTATCATTGCTCCTCACACTGAATATACAATCAAAGGTGAAATGTGGGAGGCAGAGGCACATCCTCTGAAAGAAACATTTTCTGATACTGCTATCATCAAATGGGTGCAACCTATTGTTGATAGAATTGCACCAGAATTTGACATGTGTGATGTAGACACAGACAAGGTGCAGTTCATGACACCTAAAGAAGCATCTGCTGCAAAGATTGAAATCAATGCCATGATTCGTGATGGTATTGATCTCACTGACATGGCACTTCTTGATGTGCTTGGTTGCATCTATCTGGTGAATCTGTATCAGATGGTGATTGAAATGAAAGAAGATCTTATGGATAGTCTTATCATCTATGCTGCTCCAGATACTCTTTTGCCATCTGGTTTGCGTTGCAAAGGTGAAGGGTTTGTTATCAGTAATGACTATGGAATGATGAAACTGGTTGATAGAACTGTTTTCAGTCATGCTAACATGACCCAAGGACGTTTTTCATGAAAATCATTGCTTATCCAATCAAATATCTCTTTTTCATTATCATTGGATCTCTCACAATGTGCAGTGCTAATCTAATGACAACTGAACAACCAGTTGAGGAAGTGGCACAACCCCACTTGATTTCCACTCCATAACCTGCCATACTATAAAAGTCAAAGAAACACACTCATTCATGGCAACACGTTCAAGAATTGGTATTCAACTTTCAGATGACTCTATTCTTTCTGTTTATCATCATTGGGATGGTTATCCTCAGTGGTTGGGTAGGATTCTTAAGACGCACTACAATACGAAGGAGAAAGTAGCAGAACTTATTGATGGTGGTGATATGTCATCTGCCTGGACAAATGAGCGTTGGGATGGTGTTAATGAGTATGGTGGTCAAATGAAAGAAGAGACTGAAGAATATGGTCCTCAGTATTACTCTCAGCGTGGTGAGAATTGCCCTCCTCGTTATGATAAAAACATGGAAGAGTTTTTCTCTATTGGTGAAGAATACTCTTACATCTTTCGCAATGGTGAGTGGGTAGCATATGATATGCACCAGTTTAGTGATAAGTGGGCACCTGAGATTGTTGATATTCCATCAACACCTCTTGCAGTCTGATCATACAAAAAAACAACAAAGGAGCAAATTTAATGAGCAATTCTTCAACTGTTCTGAATGAACTAACACAAATGAAGAAAGTTTATAAAGATCAGAATTTTACCTTTACAAAAGAGCAACAATCAAAGTATGATGAATTGCTTGAACTTCGTAGGGCATTTATCACATATTGGAAAGAGAATGGAATGGTTTGGGTTGGTCCTAGGGTAGAAAAAAAGAAGGAAGATAACAATAACCCCTGAGGATAAAATGTTTTTTGTATCTGGTAAATCAACTCACAAAAATGTTGCTAATGATGTCTATGAATTTTTCACATCCAAGTATAAAATTGAGAGTGATGTAGAGGTTTTTCATACTGACTTAAGTGATGACAATGCTTATGGATTTACTGAAGAGAATGGTGAAGAACAATTCATTCAAATTCATAACAAACTGAATGAGAAAGATTATATTACAACCTTGCTACATGAGTTGGTTCATGTTGTTCAAAATGAGCAAGGAATTACAAGAGATGATGTAAGGGAAGATCAAGCATATTGCATGGAGAAAGTATTATACAAGGAATGGTGTGCCAGTTGACTTAGTGTCTACTATTTTCCCCATTGGGGTCTAAATCATGTATATTAAGAGAGTCAAAGGGATTTCACCACATGCAACTCACTTCCAAGGATGGTAACATGGTTGTTGACTTCTACCCTGTCAAATTTGCAACAGGTGAGATTCACAATCGTCTGATGCTTAAAGTTGTCACTTTCTGTGGTGCAACTCAGTCTAAGAGTTACATCAACAAGAAAGATTTTCAGAATGAAATTGACTCTCGTATTGAGGGTTATGGTTACAAAGTAACTGATGGATCTATGCTCCCTCAGTTGTTGAATTCTGCAATGGCATGTGCTTGCTGATTTTTTATGGACATTATTAAACAAACAATTCAACCTTTCACCACTTTTTGTAAGCAAACTGAACATTTGAAACCAAAAATGACTGCAACTTTGACACAATCCAAACCACAATTCTTGACTGAAGCACTCATTGAAGTTGTCAATAATCAGTGGAAAGTTGATGCTATTGAGTCCAATCGTTCTGTCTATCATCAACTTGAGATGGAGATTGGTCGCAAATATATTAAAGTTTGGGAGCAACTTATTCGTGATGGTGTTGAAGATACTACACGCAGTTGCTGGATGTTTGTTGATAAGAATACTGGTGAATGTTACAAACCAGCATCATACAAAGCACCTGCAAAAGGTGTACGCTATCTGATCACTCAGTTGGCAGATAATCCTCACATTTGTGATCCTTACGGTTCTTTTCTTTATCTCAACTGATCACAGAAAAAACCAGTTGACAAGGTGGCACAACCCCCCATTGCTAAATCCCTGATTCTGTGCAATGATACCATCATGAACAAAACAAAACTCTTCTCAACTGAATCACTGACTGATCTACAGGATTTTATGTTTGACACTATGTTACCTGCTGGTGATTGTGTTGACTGGTTCTGTGATCGTCATGAGGTTAATGCAACTGATGAAGTCATTGATTTCGTAGTTGATGCACACTTTGCCTTCCATGGAGAGTGATGAACATGAACACTTATTCTGAGATTCTGAAAATCTGGAATAGTGAAACTCCTGATGATTTTGCAATCTTCAGTGAACTTTACTATCAAATGTTTGGTGAGGATTTTGACATTCCTTATGAAACTGATTCCACTAAATCTTCTTTTTTTCCTTACAACTGATGATTCTCACTCACAAGGTTATTGCTCTTGATGAACATTCAGAAGACCCTTTTACCATTGGCATTTATGATACTGAAGAGATTGCACAAAGGGTTGCTGATTCATACAATTTGATGTGGGATAAGTGGAATTGTTTAGCAACTGCTCACGT